GTTATTTTGTAGAAGTGGCAGTAACAGTAGATGGGATTACATTAAGCCAAATTCATCCTGTACTAGACAATAATAATAAAACTATTCCTGTACCAAGTGCATTTCAAATCAATACAAGTATTCAGCGTTGTTTAGTTAAAGCAATTGCGCTACATGGTTTAGGTTTGTATATCTACTCAGGCGAAGATTTACCCGAAGTCGAAAAAGAAGCTGAACCTGAACCATTAGACGCTACAGCTTACGTTAAATCTATTACCGATACCAAAACCTTAGAAGAATTACAAAACGCTTACAAAACTGCTTATATCGTTTGCAAAATGGATAAACAAGCACTTTTAGCAATCACTATTGCAAAAGACCAAATGAAACATTTGTTTGAAACCAATAAAGATTTTATTGATGGTTATAACGAAGTACAAACAAAGGAAAAATAAAATGGAACAAGGAACTCCTGAATGGTTTAATTCTAGGCTAGGCAAAGTAACAGCTAGTCGTGTAGCGGATGTATTAGCTACAATTAAAAGTGGTGAATCAGCCAGTCGTAGAAATTATCGTATGCAATTGGTTTGCGAGCGTTTAACGGGGAAAAAAGAAGAAACCTTTACCAATGCTCACATGGAGCGTGGAATTGAGTTAGAGCCTATTGCACGTTCGTTATACGAGATGGATAGCGGATTGTTTGTTAAGGAAATTGCTTTCGTAGAACATCCAACAATTGAAATGGCTGGATGCAGTCCTGATGGACTAGTTAGTGAAGATGGTTTGATTGAAATTAAATGCCCAACAGTTGCCAATCATATTGAAACGCTAACATCAAATGCTGCACCTAGTAAATATATTGCTCAAATGCAATGGCAAATGGCTTGTACGGGTAGAAAATGGTGTGATTTTGTTAGTTTTAATGTTGAGTTGCCTGACCATTTACAATTATTTGTTAAGCGTGTTGAACGTGATGATGAATATATTGCTAATGCAGAAAAAGAAGTAATTGCATTTCTTGATGAAGTTTCTGAAACAGTAACTAAATTGGAGCAAATAAAATGAGTTCAAAACTAGAAACAGCATTTAATAAATTTCACGAAGAAAACCCAATGGTATATACATTGTATATACGATTTGCTAGAGAAGCTAAAAGCAAAGGATATAAACATTTTGGGATTGCTTCAATTACTGAGCGTGTTCGATGGGAAGTAGCAATCAATACAGTAGGTGATAAATTTAAAATTAATAATAATCATCGTGCTTTTTATGCAAGGTTGCTAAATGCAACTTCTGAATTTAAAGATTTCTTCAGAACTCGTGAACAACATTAAGGAATGAAATAATGGAATCAAACTTAATAATCAAATCACTTTATGGCATGGCAAATCCAAAACCATCAAAAGAGCATCAAAAAAAATTACAAGCTGCCATAGATTATCTTGGCAATAGATATGTTTTAGCAAATCCAATTCAAAGAAAAGGAAAATGAATAATGGCTTCAGTAAATCTTAGTATTATTATTGGCAATGTAGGAAATGACCCTACAACAAACACTTTGCCAAATGGCGATATGGTAGCAAATTTTAGTGTTGCTACCAGCGAAAATTGGAAAGATAAACAAGGACAAAAGCAAGAAAAAACACAATGGCATCGCATGGTTTGTTATCGCAAACTGGCTGAGATTGTAGAAGCGTATGTACGCAAAGGCTCTAGCGTTTATTGCGAAGGTAAAATTGAATATAGCAAATTTACCAATAAAGAAGGAATTGAAAAAGACAGTACGCAAATTGTAATTAACGAATTGCGCTTATTAGATAAAAAAGGTGAACCAACTACAGTTGTTAAAGAGCAATCTAAATCTAATGGTTATCAACCACAACATGATGACCCAATGGATTTCGAGGATTCGATTCCGTTTTAGTTTTATGGGCGAAAGCGCATTTAGTCTGACAGGTCAGACCACAATATATTGCGCTCACTTTATATTAACGTGCGTATTTCGCCCACCAATTTAGGAGTTTAAAATGTCTGAATCAGCAAAAAGAGCATGGGCTAAAAGAAAAGGAATTGATAATGAACAAACAAACTGAAGCAATACACAAAGCATTAAAAGTTTTGAATTGTTTAAACAACGACAGAGTATATGAAACTGCATGGGTAAAAGGTGCGATTAATGCGTGTGAAGAAGCACTAAAACAACCAACGCAAGAGCCTGTGGCTTGGACTAAAGAGAGTGAGTTGACAAGAGTAACGACATTACGCTTTCCGATGGCAATGTGGAAAAACAAATACGCTAGTATTGAAAACAATATCCCACTCTACACCCACCCTCATCAATGGCAAGGATTAACGGATGATGAGATACAAGAATTAACGCATTACGATATTAAATTTGCCCGTGCTATTGAACAATCATTGCGTGAGAAAAACACTTAACAGTTTATGGGGATGGCATAATCGGTAACGACTGCGCCTTTAAAATCTGAGGTTAAAGCATCCCCACCTTATTTGGAGATTAAAATGAAAACAGTAGCAATTGTTAAAGAAGTAAATGAAACCGAATTAATAGCAACATGGACACCACATGATACAGAAGTAAAAGTTGGTGATTGGTTATGCCTTGAAACTAAATGGCAAGGATTAACGGATGATGAGATAGAAGAAATACTTATGGGTTATGAAGGATGGGGTCGGATTGATTTTGCTCGTGCTATTGAACAAACATTAAAGGAGAAAAATTCATGTTAGCGTTTGTACCTGTTTGGATTTTAATTATGGCTATGATTTGGGAAAAAATTAAATTAGATAAAAAATCAGCCAAAGAATATGAATGTTGGCGAGATGCTAGAGAACGTCAAAATAGAAAGGAAAAATGATGAATAAGCATCAAGAATTAGAGCAGCAAATATTAAATATTTGGGAAATAGATAAAGATATTAAAACTCTTGCTGATAGTGCCGATTGGACTGCAATTGACCCTATTTTTATGGATAGGTTATTAAGTATTGCATCTGTTTATGAGATGAGAGTTGAACGGCTTTGGGGCGTATATGAAGAAGCGTTACAAGAATATAATAATATTAAAAATTTGAATGATGCACAAGATATAAATTTTAATGAACCGTCTTCATGTTTAGACTCTGCTTATGAACGTAAAGCAATGGAAGAAGGCTTGGTTAAAAATCCTGTATTTCCTGAAAATCAACTTGATGAATACCCTGACAATAAAAAGGATAGATAATGAACATTCAATTTAATTTTGATGATGAATCTGCTGTATTTGAAATATTAGATGATTTTTTTGTAGCTATGCTTAAGCGTGAATTAAAAAATCAAAAAGGTATGATTTATGAATGGAGTTCAAAAGAAGATATAAAAATAACAAAAGAAAATATCAAAGCAATTAAACAATTATTAAGTGAGTATGACGTATGAAACCTAAAAAAATATTACTTGCAGTTTTAATGGCATTACAAGAATGGAAGCGATACAATCCCCAATAATAGGGGATAGACTCCACCACTACCATAGTGGCAAGTGGCTCTTGTAAAACGCTACAAAGATAGTTACTTTGGGAAAGGCTTGGAACGCTGGTCAGAATAAACCCTATAGCGTGTTGCATTTTCTTCTGACTGGCGCAAATCGCATCTATCTTAAACTTAAAATGCGAAATTTCAAGCAATAACTAAACACATTAAAATACACATTAAAATATGTAAACCATAGTTTATATTTTGTGTTGAATCTATACTATGAGTTTAGTTTTGCGTGTAATTTTAAACTATTTATTACAGACAAATTATTTAGTGTTGAATATATTTTACATTAATTTAATTTTTCAATTTCAACATACATCCGTAAATCATCACCACTAAACTCAATCAATCCCTGGTCTGTGTAAAACGTAATAGTTTGATTGTCATAATCAACCGCAACCGTTTCAATTACGTTGCCTAGAATCTTCTCACATAGGGATTGATTAGGGTCGGTCATGTTTTGTCCTAATAGTTATAACGTTCTTTAAGAAATTTAATAGATACTGCCATTTCATCATAAGCACCATCATGAACGTCATGTAATACATAAAATCCACGCCAATGTTGGTTTCCTTGTGCGCCCAAGTAATTTTCTTCGTGTTCATAAAAACTACCCGCAATGATAGCAGTCATTTCTTTCCCATCAGCTCTACGACCATACGCAATCTGTCTGCCTTGTTGATGTCCTGCAAAACAACTCATGTGTTTTTTAGTCAACAAAGCATTGGCAGTTGTTATTGGTCTGCCCATCACGCCCGAAGTAAAATAATGAGAATAAGCTATTCCATCAATGGTAATAACTTCTAAAAATGGAATGACTTGCCAATCTTGATATGGAAGGTCATCGGTAGAAATAAGCCCGTCAAGTTTTCTATCTTCGTTAATGGCTCTGTTAATTCTGTTTTCATGATTTCCCAATGTCAAAACCATGCGAGGCTTGTATTGTTTTTCTTTATTCTTTTTGGCTTTAGCATTAAATTCAAACAATGGAGTTAAAAGCGCATCCATCGCTTCACGAACAGCCCAAATATCTTTTTGATAACTACGCCCTTCAAAAGATTTTAACCCTCTGTCATAAGTGCTTAACGATTCCATATCTGCAAAATCGCCTATGCAAATTATAGTATCGACTTTCTTTTGAACTATAAAATTTCCCAAACATCGAAGGTATGTAAAATCATTTCCTTCTTTAGCTTGAACATCAGGGATAACTAAATGTGTTATCGGTTTTTGCATAAAACCTTCCTACCAATTATATGCTGCACCTACTCCAACAAAATAATCAGTTTTACCATTGATTAGCTGGTCTATTGAACCAGTTGCTTTAATATGAATGTCTTTAATATCGACAATCCCTTGATTTGCTTGTAAACGTATAGCTCCTG